AGATGGTAGGTTAGCAACAATCTGATCTGGTATATTTAAATTCTCAAATACAGGGAGACATTCTTTTCCTACTGTCTCATACCTGACTATCTTTTTATTGTTTTGTAATACTTTTCCTACAGGGTTCTTTAACTGCTGCTCTCTTGTAGGACACTCTGCTAATGCAGCATCGGTTTTAGGATCTGGTGGTGCTTCGCTTTCTGTTTTAGTATCCTCTTCTTTCTCAGGAGATTTGATGGGTGGAGGTGGGGGTGCCTCCGTTGTTATATCTAATTTATCTGGATCGTAATCAATGGGATAAAAACTAGGGGTTCCAGCATCACAGAATACCTGGACACCATCCTTATCATCCTCCTTTAGTGTTTGATTCTCACTACTATCTCTATGAGACTCAACACATCCAGGAATATTAACAATAGGAATACCCACCTGTGTAGTCACGGGTGGGTATATTGGCACTGCATGTGATGGAGTCTTTAACCAATCAGGTGTATCATTAATAATCAAATTACTAACTTGATTAATTCCAATATCAATATTACCTAATTGGATCTCTGGTATCATCAGTATTTACTAGAATGGTAATGCAGGACCAGTAGTTGTGGGCATAGGAATGGCACCACCAGTAGCAGTAGGAAGTTCTGGCATTGAAGCATCTAACATTTCGGGAAGTGCTCCAGAGATTGCTTCTGCAGCAGCTGCGGCAACTTGATTCTTTACATTATCAATAATAGAATCTTTATTGAGGTAAACATAAGTACCGCCACCAACGATACCAGCAGTTCCCACAAATGATAGCACTGCTAAAACATTAATTACTTTTTGCATTTAAATTACCTCAATCTATAAAAAAATCATCAGCGAAAGATTTCTTACTATTTACACTAGGAATAAGTTGATACGCCATTTTATCTCTCAACATATTAATACGCTTATCATCATACTGTTGGAAGTTATCCCTTTTCTCTATCTTCTTATAATAATGAAGAGCATTGAGAATAATTGTATAATCTTCCATAGATAGTTCAAAGTTCATGGTTTATATCGCATGTTAGTTCGCAATTGTCGCCTTCAAACTCAGAGTTTGGAATAAAAGGTGTAGACCCACAGACAGCACTTCTATACCATCGTACCGTGCTGCCTTCTGATTTCTCGTAGTTGCTCAAAGTCTTTTTGTTTTGTTCCACCATCATACTCCCAGGCATAACCCTCTTCGATCATTTGTTCGTTGAGTGACAGGTTGCTGTCCCCAATGTAAAGCCAACCAAGAAGACGCCCATATTTACCGACGCCACCAACAAGTTCAGTCCTAACAGACAACTCATCGTCACCAGCGATAGTACTCTCCAGTTTTTCTTTGAGCCAGTTGGTTGCTTCGATTCCAAGAGACTTCTCCTCTAGATTTCTCGTCCTTTTCTCCGGTGTATCAACTCCTGCAACTCTAACTCTTTCTTTCTTGTATAAATCAAACCCGAGGTCAATAGTGACATCAATAGTATCGCCGTCAAGAACACGATTAATCTCCGTCACTCGAAAGTTGTAACATGATTTCCTGCTTGGTGGTATCATTTTTCCCATAATCGATCTCCTTTGATTCTACTGCGGTTGCTATTCCGATTAGTGTAATGGCAGCAGATAGGACTGCTGCTGCACTCCATACCCACTTCTCTAGTTTACGAACTCTATCACGAAGTTCTTCTTGAGTTTTCTCAGCATCTTCAATGCGATGTATCAGGAGTGCTATCTGTTGATCCTGATCCGCATCCTTCTTGTTGATTTGATCCGACATCGTTCAATTCATCAAATGCTTCTCTTAGTATGTATATGACATACCCTAATGCCAGCGCAACAGCAATGACTACACAGATAATTACTGACCATACAGGATCAGCAGGATTATCTAAAGGTCTTAATAATAAATTCATTTATCAAAAGGTGCCCAGTGTTGCCACCCATATTTGTGAACATAGTGTATACCAATAATAGGCACAACAATTAATGCAAGACTTAGTGATCCAATCCCAAAAGGATTATTAAGAGTTGCCGCAGCAAAGTGTGCTGCTTTATGTGCTAGAAGATTCACAGATATCCTCCCCAGGTTTTCCAGAAGTCTAAAAAGTAAAAGTCAATGTCTGTTAAGGTGCCAGAAGGAGAAACTGTATTCTCATCAGTTGCCCACTTGATACAAAATCTAGTAATATCTGCTGACCCATTTACATGACTCACGCCATACATTCTGGAGAATGAACTCATAGCAAAGTTGTAACGTTCTTTAGTGTGCTGTCCCATTTCCGTCATAGTTATCGCTCTCATAGTAGATGTTTTCTCCCTTGTAAAAACCAAAAAATATAGTGGTCAACACAAAAGGTATTGAAATCCACAATAGTACAGTTCCAAACATACTTTATCTTCCTTTATATTTTAGAGGCCATGTAATGTGTAATGCATAACACAATAAGGATATGAATCCAAATACAAATAATCCGCTCATCATAGTTTTATATTCAACCAAGGTACTAGTGGAGGTATTACCCCTATGAGTCTAAGGAGACCTTCAGCAAATAAAGCGAGAACAACCCAACCAACACACATAGAAATAAGTCCAGCATTACGGTTGTGTCTACGAATTGCGTCATCAATCATCTCCTGACATTTTTCTTTAGTTACATAATCCTTTGACATTTACTCAACATGAATTACGCCAGTCATACCTGCGCCCTGATGAGGACCACAAAAGAAATTATAGTCCCCTTTGTCAGCAAATACAACGTCTTGTGTTTCTCCAGGAGCAAACAGTAGTGCTTCTCTAGAAAGATCAGGACGTGCTTCTACAATAATATTATGAGGAGGGAGTGCTTCATTGACAAAATGAACTGTTTCTCCTGCAGAGATTGTAATCTCATTCGGTTCAAATACTAGGTTTCCATCATGACCCATTGAGACATCTACTGCCCATGCTGGCATAGCAAAAAATAGTGTGATGAGAAGCGCAAAAAAGTACTTCATATAGTTTCAATCAACTACACTATCTATAATATTTTTGCGTTATTATACTTATATTGTATCTTGACTTCGTGACTATGTTTTGATTAGCAGTCATTGAAAACTGAACCAACTTCACTACCTATACTAGAACCCATTCTTTGCCCTAATAGAACTGCCCAACCAGATGCTAACCACCCAATATAAGGAATACTTACAAGCATTGGAGCAACAGCACCTGTGGCAATACTAGCGCCTGCTAGGGCACCTTGTGACCGTGCTCCAGCGTCCGCCACGATGCACTCTATGTCTTTCGCAGACTTTCCCTCGCTATCTACTGCAGCACCTCCCATATTACGAGTTCCATTCATAGTATATTGATCAAGACGATACTCGTCACGCTTTTCACTACCACCACCAAACAATCCTCTCCTATTCTTATCTAAGTGAAGCGATCTTTCAGATTCTAGAATAGCAGGATCGTTTGCTTTGTAGTTAATTTTATATCCATCTGGTCCTGCTTCAATCGTATATGAAGAATACTCTCCATGAGGTATATTGATAGTAGGAACTTGAGGTAGTTTTGGTTTCTCTGGTCGATGAATAACATATCCTAACAGACCTATATGAGCAAACGCAAAGAGTCCTCCCAATGTTAGTGCAATCGTCTTAACAGGTGACTTGCTCGGCACATGCTCGGTCGATGTCTTAGAATTTAACATGATTAAAATGGCGACCAGTACCGTTAATCAATTTTTGCATCTTTTTTCTCCAGTGTAGGTGCTTCCTTTGAGTCATCTTTCTTTTTAGACGCAACGACACCGAACGTCGCAAGCGTTCCCGTGAAGACGCTGGCTATAAAAGTCGGATCGATATTTTTTTGAGGAATACCAGGAACAGTTACATAATTAAGGGTCAGTATTGCTGCTGACCATCCAAGAATAATAACTCGAACGAGAGTTGATACACCCTCATCTGCCCACTCAAATTTATTTTCCTTTTTAGATTCCTTTTTCTTTGTTGGATTTGATTCCATTAGAAAAAAGCAACGCATTTCTATTTAGAAAAAAAGGGGGTCAATCGACCCCCTCAAAAACTGGTCTCATCATACCCTTATCGGGTGGACCATCATCGTCATCTGTCGGTGCTGTAATGATATAGGCAATAATAAATCCTACTAGCAACCATACATATGTGTTCACCAGATACCTGGAATGATCTGTCCTGTAGATGCATAAGCACCCATTGCTGCAATGACTCCGATCATTGCTGCCCAACCATTAATGCGTTCTGCGTTTTCGTTCATGAGTTTTCTCCTATTTAAATCCTTTGTTTTTGTCTTGAACCTCTACATGTGAGAGGACATCACTTTCTTGAAACCAAACTCCTAATACTTCCCTGTAGTCATCAAATGTGTGAGTCTTTCCTGTTTTAGAGTAGACTTTATAGATGTGTCTATCATATGAAAGATTAGAGGTTTGCTCAAAAAACTTTGGTAATCCAGTCATACTTTACGCTTTGAAAAGTCATATACACTGGTCTCACCATAAAATTGATGATCTTTGTATCCTACAACTCTACCTTTAGTATTTTGTATTGCAGACATCATAGCAATGATGAGATAGATTGCGGGTGCTCCAACAATAAGAGCAGCAGCAAATACATATCCTGCAAGGAACTCAGCAATAGTATGGTTGGCAGCCCAAGTGAAATCGGTCTGCGTCAAAAGTTCAATCATTTTTTTGTATGGTTTTGTTGTAAATTAAGATCTGTTTACCATCATGAGTGAATACTAGTTCATCATCATGATCCCAACATAATTCTTCATAGAGGGCATTGAGTCTTTCCATATCCTCATAAAGTTGATTGGGATTAGGCATTTTCATCTCCAGATTGTGTCATCATTGCTGCTGCTAGGAAGGCAAGCATCGTGATAGCGAGGGCTGCTAACATTAGTATAATGCCTCTTCTTGTTCAGTCAAGATGGTGCAGTCAGATGTTGGGTAAGCAACACATGTGAGAACAAACCCTTCAGCAATTTGATCATCGTCAAGAAAAGATTGATCCGATTGATCAACATTACCAACTTCAATCTTTCCAGCACAAGAAGAACAAGCACCAGCACGACAAGAATAGTTCATGTCGATTCCAGCCTCTTCTGCAGCATCTAGGAGATATTGATCATCCTGACACTCTATAGTTTGTACAGTTCCTTCAGGAGTCTTGAATGTGATGTTGAATGCCATTAGTAAGTTTCTGATAGTTGTTGTATACTATACGATAGTATTACAAGAAATGCAATACTAGTTATAGTGAAAATAGATTCAGTCATCAGAATCCGAAGATACCAAAGAAAAATACACTACCACTGAAACTATAAGAGACAACAGCAGCAACAAATCCAAGCATAGCAGTGCGTCCATTTAATTTCTCTGCTTTTTCTGCATATGTTTCAAGACCATAACGTTCTGCGTCAGTCTGTGAGATATACATCGTGGGTTCAGTAGCGTACATATTTGTACGTCCACCATCTTCAGTTGTTACAGTCATGTTACACTCCGTAATGTTTCTTTACATAGTATATAGGAAATCTAAAGACCTGTCAAGTCAATAGTCCATGTTGCCGCCATAGCGGATGCAGATCTTTTTGTTCTCTGCTGATGACCTACACCACTGCCTTACATAAGCATCTGCATCCCTATCCATTGTAAAGTGAGCATGGTTATGAAGCATCCCTATTGTAATCAGCAGTCCAATACTAATCAAATTGTAATGAACTGCTGGGTGAGTGGCCATCTTTAGAAAATAATTTTTCATAAAAAAAAGGGATGCCGTCGCACCCCCAGTATAACATCTAGATGTTTATGTGTCTATATTGAATATCAGAAGCTGTACTTCAGACCCAACTTAGTACCGTAACCACGGTCAACGTTGCTGTCGCCACTACCAACGAAGGAGACTTCGCCGTATGCACCCAGGGCATCGGTCAATGCAAGACCCAGACCTGCCTTACCAGAAGGAACGGTATCGCCTTCACCGCTGTCAGGGGAGAGCACAGTAGCACCTGCTTGGACGTAGTAAGAAGAGTTCTCACCAATTGCTCCTTCGTAACCTACGTGCAGGTCGGTATTTGTACCGCTATAATCGGATCCCGTGAAACCTGAGTTGGCTTCGACGTTAACATATGGACCTGCAAGGGCAGCGCCTGCGGACATGGACAGAGCAGCAGCAGCTGCGAATACAGATTTAATCATTTTGTTTACCTATTGTGTCTCGTAGAGATTAACCTACGGATGAAAAGAACCTCGACTTGGTTCTGTTTGTAACCTTTTGTTACTTTAATTGCCTGAAAGACAAAAGGTTAAGTATTTATACTAGCAGGGTTTTTGAGACCTGTCAAGTAGTTGGCGGTTTACCGTCTTGCCCTGACGTTTCAGTGACTCTACCCAGGTATGGGTTGTAGTCCATCAACTCATCAATCTCAATCTGAGCACCTGCATTATTCCAAAAATTGGATTGTGCTTCAAAGTTTCCTCTGTGGAAAACGTCGATGTGTTCGGGGTGGATTGATGATCCCAATTCTAACTTATAAAGAAGAAGAGGTAAAGCATAAGTGTTACCTGAGTTGTAGATCAGATCGTCAGCCACTGGTCGGGGACGTACCCCGTTATCCAGTTTATACCGATCTCCCCGAACATGCAAGTCAAGCATCTTCTTAGCATGATGTCTGGTAATCAAGTAACACGCAGTAGAGAATTCATTTACGAATCTCTTGTGGACCTTGATATGTACGTCACCAGTCGCAATGATAGCGATCTGGCAAACGTCCCAGTCATAAGGTATTCTACAGTAAAAGTCCTTCCATGTAAAGTTCCAGCACTTCACCAAGTCCAGATTGCAGTCATCCTCCATCATCACAGCATAAGGAGCATCGGTCTCCTCATAGAAATGCTTGATTGCCTTGAGGTGTGAGGTAACACATCCAATCTCTCCACTGGTTACCATTTCAGGGTATCTACCCTTCAGAATCTCACTTAGATCATCCTCTCTACCATCATATGCAGAGATACGAGTATAGTTTTCTATCTCCCAATACTTAAATTGTTCTTCCATGTAATTCCATCTTTCAGGTTGCCCATCAAGATTAATACAATAGATTGGACCGATACCTTTGAGTTTGTATGCGGCTTTGTTTTTGTCTCTAAGCATCAATAATCTCCCACTGTTCAGGATATAAGTCTTTAGTATCTAAGTGTTTGTTATTTGGACCGAACCATTTGGATGGTGCAATGACTCTACCTCTATTTGCTAACCATGCTCCCCACCAACTGTAGGTACTGTTAGCAATAATGAAGTCGGAACACAATGACATCAAACAAAGGTCAACATAACTTGTGTTGCCTGTAGCAATCAAGAACCTATCATGGTCAAAAATATCCTGTTGTTTACACCACTCAGGATCATCTGTAAATATAGCAACATTTCTACGAATGTCAAATAAACTTAATGCTCTAGCATAGTAATCAAGATCTAAATTATAATGATTGCCTGAGTTTCTTAAGAAGTCACCACGTCTGATATGTAATGCGATTGGATTAGATACAGATTGAATCATCTCTTCGCATGGAGTTTTGATATCAGCAATGAATGAGAAATCTTTACGAACTTCTTCCTCAATATGTTTGAAGTATTTTTCTGATTGAAAATATCCAACAAGACTTATGTTATCTGGACAAGAGTTAAAGATATTTTCATTAAAAGTAAATCCCTCCTCTTGCACATATCCATTTCCTATAACTGAGTTATTATTACACCCATTCATAGTGAAAGGTTCAAACAATTCAATCCTCAAACGATTGCCTAAGACATCAACAATCAGTTCATTATGATTGGGCACACAATATTCGTGACCATTGTTATTCGCAATGCCTTTTAGTGAAGCATACTGGAACATTTGGTTTCCCAACTGTCCCATTTTTCCTAAGTAATCAAATCCAATCATTTTTTGCTAAGGTTGTTATTGTTTAGTACATCTATGACATAGATCATTTCATTTTGTAGTCGGTTGATTTTATCATCATGAGACTTTAACCAATCATAATTTAAAACAGATTCCTCTATTTCTCCATCAGTATTAGTTTCGCCATTAAGATTCCATCTTTCTACAGCCCAAGCAGGAGGAGTAGAGGACTTCCAGGGATAGAGACTATATTCTAGTTCCGCAACTATTCCATATATCCATATATGAATAGATCTAAACATTTTCTTTAACCCAGTTCTCTAGTTCAACTTTAGGTTCCCAACCAAACGTGCTTCTCATCCGATCAATATTAGCAAGACTGATTCTTACTTCACCGATGCGTGGAGGAATATTAGTTTGATTGTCAGAAATCCAATCAGCAATTTGATTTACTGAATAATTTTGACCTGTACCTATATTATATACCATACCAAAGGCATCGTCACCTACCTCTTTCATTGCTGCTAATATATTAGCATTAACTACATCAGATACATGAACAAAGTCTCTACATTGTTCTCCATCACCAACGATTGTAAGTGGTTCTTCAGCATCTCTTTGACGACAGAAGATGCCAATCACAGGAGCATACTGTCCCTTGCGTGGTGCTCTATGTCCATAGACATTAAAGTACCGAAACACTACCGTAGGCAAATCAAACAAATCAGTATACATCTTGCATAGTTTTTCTCCAGCAACTTTAGTTACTGAGTATGGATTCAAACTATCATCAGGTTGTGTTTCCACATTAGGATAGTCATTGTTACCATAACCAGAAGATGTTGAAGAGTATATGACTCTCTTCACACCTGCTTCTCTGGCACACTGAAGCACCGTACAGGTGCCTAATACATTCTTCTGGACTGCTGCGATAGGATTAGCAATAGCAGGTCCTATACGAGATTCTGCGGCAAGATGAAACACATAATCAACATCATCATAGAATGTACGAGTTGTTTGATAGTTGCTTATATCTTGATTTACATAGGTTGCTTTATCATTAAAATAAAACTGTTCAGCATCTGCACTTTGATTATCGATTACAGTAACAGTAAAACCAATTTTAATAAGTTCATCCACAATGTGAGAACCAATAAATCCTGATCCTCCGGTCACTAATGCTTTCATAATCTATTACTCCTGATGACTGATTCTGCAATGTTAACTTTCAACTTGGTTGTTGAATACCCATGTCTTCTAGTAATCCAAACGATAGGAAGACCTACACCTTTTCCACTATAAGAACCATCAGAATAATCGTCACCTAAAAAACGAACATCATAGTCACCACTTTCTAGGTAACTAATAAATGTATCTTCTGATTGATAAACAACAATATCATCAATATATTTGATGGACCTTAGAATCTCTTTCCGGTCTTCAAGTGATTGAACTGGTTTGAGTTTATAAGGACGTGCTAAAGCAGGGTCTTCATGAAGAGCAATCGTAAGATGATTACAATGCTCTTTAGCCTGCCGAAACATTCTTACATACCCAGGATGGATAATGTCAAATGCCCCAGCAACAATACCTTTCTTCAGTGGTTGTCGCTTCTTCCATTCTTCTACATTAATGCCTTTATCATCAATGAAGATATCTGCTGTGGGTTTGTGGAACATTGGTTCCAACTCATTATATTTAACACCCCAGTCAGAAAGCATTTCTTTAGTGAGTGTTGTCCAGTCTTTACCTGACCCTCTACCTCTAGCAGTCATGATGATAATGTGATTCCCTTCATCATAAAGACGATTGACCGTCTCTACCATAAAAGGAATAGGAGTAGAGTCCCAGTATCTTTGTCCGTGACCATCAGGATT